TAGAAACAGGAGGTGGTTTTCAATGTACAATTGGACCCATTAATGATAGAGGTTAATTATGGCTGGAGTTTCTAAATATACATACACAACATTAAAACAAGCTATCTTAGACTACACTGAAGTAGAAGACACTGTTTTTACAACCACTATATTAGATGGTTTTATTATGTCTGCTGAGTTTAGAATTAATCAAGATCTTCCTACAGATTCTGATAGGTTTGTTCAAGAAGGTAGTTTAGCTGCAAACGATAATACAATCAACGCTCCTGCTGGAACTTTGTTTGTTAGGGGAATTGAAGTTTTTAATTCTACAGCTAACACAGAAGGCAATGGAAGTTGGTTAGAGAAAAAAGATCAAAGTTATTTATCAGAACTAACAGATAGAAAATTTGGACCTTCTGGTCAAATACAAGCACCTACAGATACAACTAATTCTGTAACAGGTTTTCCTAAATATTATGCTATGTTTGGTGGCGCTACTAATACTACAGATACTACTTCTGGAGGTATGTATCTTGCTCCAACACCTGACGCTAACTATAAATTTAGAATATATTATAACAAAATGCCTACTGGTTTAGGGTCTGGGACTACTGGTAGTGCTGAAACATATTTAAGCACATACTTTCCACAAGGACTATTATATGCTTGTTTAGTAGAGGCTTTTGCTTTTTTAAAAGGTCCAATGGAAATGTTGACACTATATGAAAATAAGTATAAAAGTTCTATACAACAGTTTGCAGGGATGCAACTTGGAAGACGAAGAAGAGACGATTACACTGACGGAACCGTTAGAATACCTGTCAAATCACCGTCTCCATAAATTGAGGAGAAAAAATTATGGCAATATCATCGGCAATATGTAATAGTTTCAAAGTAGAAATTTTAAAAGCAGTTCACGACTTTACTGCATCATCTGGTAATACTTTTAATTTAGCTTTATATACTAGTTCAGCATCTCTAGGTGCAGGTACAACAGCATATAGTTCATCAAACGAAATTACAAACACATCAGGTTCAGCTTATTCTGCAAAAGGAAAAGCTCTTACAAGTGTAACTCCAGTTCTAGATAGTAGCACAGCAGTTTGTGATTTTTCTGACGTATCTTGGACATCAGCTTCATTTACAGCTAACGGATGTTTAATTTTTAATGATTCAGCTACTGGTGATCCTGCAGTTTGTGCAGTAGCATTTGGATCAGACAAAACAGTTTCCAGTGGAACTTTTACAATTCAATTTCCAGCAGCAGACGCAAGTAACGCTATAGTTCGAATAGCATAGGGGTAAATCCTTATGTCTAATACTTGGAACCAAGCCGGTACTACCTGGGGTTCAAATCAATGGGGCGAACAAGGTCCTACTATAGTTACGTTAACAGGTCAAAGTGCTACCTCAAGTGTAGGTTCTATAACTCCAAGATCAGATTTTTCAATAACTTTAACCGGACAATCAGCAACAACTTCAGTAGGTTCACTGGTTACAGAAGTAGCTTATATTTTAGCAGGACAATCAGCAACATCATCAGTTGGAACAATATCACCTACAGCAATGACTATAGGTTTAACAGGCCAATCAGCAACATCTAGTGTTGGATCAGTTGTAGTTGAAAGAGCTTTTGTTCTAACAGCGCCGTCAGCTGCAACAACAGGCGTTGGTGATCTTACAATTAACAATTCTGAAATACAAATACCTCAAGGTTCTCAAGCAGACGTTTCTGTAGGTTCAATATCTCCTGCAGATGTAATGGGATTAACAGGAGTATCAGCAACAGCAAGTGTAGGAACAATATCACCTACAGCAATGGCTATAGGTTTAACAGGTCAATCGTCAACAGCAAGTGTTGGTGAAATAAATCCTGCAGATGTAATGGGAGTAGAAGGTGTTTCAGCAACTTCTAGTGTTGGTTCTTTAGTTACAGAAGTAGCTTATACCTTAACAGCACCTAGTGCTTTAACTTCTTCAACAGGCTCAATAAGTCCTGCAGATGTAATGGGATTAACAGGAATTCAAGCGGATATTTCTGTTGGAAACGTGTCACCTTTATCATATCAAGATGTTGATATTGGAGGCAATACAAGTTATAGTGCAGTCAATAAAACAGATAGCGCAAGTTATTCTGGTGTTGACGTAACAGGAAATACGTCTTATACAGATGTAACTCACGCAGCTTAGGAGAAAAATTTATGGCATCAACTTACACACCTCTTGGCGTAGAACTAATGGCTACCGGCGAAAATGCTGGAACTTGGGGTACAAAGACTAATACAAACTTACAAATATTTGAACAAATTTCTGGTGGTTACTTAGAAGTATCTATTGCAGGTGGTGCAGGAACTACAACTTTAACAGAAAGCGATGGTGCTACAGGTTCTGCTGTTGCTACAAGAATTTTAAAATTTACAGGAACAATTACTGGTAACAGAATTGTAACTCTACCGGTTGGTGTAGAAAATTTTTACGTTATAAATAACGCTACATCTGGTGCTTACACTGTACAATTAAAAGCGGCTTCTGGTTCCGGTGCAACGGTTACTTGGGCAACCACTGATAAAGGTTGGAAGTTTGTTTATTTTGATGGTGTTGCAACTAACACAGGTGTTTTTGATATTAATGCAGATTTAAGTATAAATGATCTAACAATTAGAGGTGCATTGGTCGTTGACGGTGGCACAATAAAATTAGATGGTAACTATCCAACAGGGACAGATAATGTAGCTTTAGGAAATCAAGCTTTAGAAGCAGTAGAAGCTGGTGGTATTCAAAATACAGCAGTAGGAAATCAATCACTTGAAAATGTTACTACAGGCGATAACAATATTGGTGTAGGTCATAGAACGTTATGTACTTTGACTACAGGTTCGTGCAATGTGGCAGTGGGTAAAGATGCACTTAGAACTAATACAGCAAGTAGTAATACAGCTATAGGTCAAGAAGCTTTAGTTGCTAACACAACAGGATGTAGAAATTCATCATTTGGAAGTCTATCTTTGGATGCTAATACAGAAGGAGATACCAATGTTGCAGTAGGTTATCAATCTTTAAGTGCTAACACAACAGCAGATAATAATACAGCAGTTGGTTCTTTTGCTTTACTTGTTAACACCACAGGTTGTAGAAGTGTTGCAATAGGTGCTGAATCTTTAAAAGCTAACACAACAGGAGTAAATAATGTTGCTTCTGGTTTCCAATCAATGCTTTTAAATACTGAGGGAAGTAGAAATTCTGCTTATGGATATTCTTCATTAGGCTCTAACACTACAGGAAACTGCAATACTGCAATCGGTTGTGGTTCTTTAGGTGGAAACACAACAGCTTCTAATAATACCGCTATTGGATTTGATTCTTTAAAAGCAAACACCACAGGTACAAATAACGTAGCAGTTGGTTGTGGTTCTTTAAGTTCAACACAAACTACCAATGATAATACAGGAATTGGTTTTGATGCATTAACTGTAAATACAGGTTCTAATAATACAGCTTTAGGTTCAAAAGCATTTAGAGGTAACCAAACTTCTAATGATGGTGTAGCAGTAGGACATTGTGCTTTATTTACAAATACAACAGGTGCTTCAAACACAGGTCTTGGTGCTTTTGCTTTAAAATTAAACACAACAGGTGCTTGTAATGTATCAGTTGGTTCTAGTGCATTATGTTCTAACACAACAGCAGATAATAATACAGCAATAGGAGTATTAGCTTTAGGTGCTAACACAACAGGCTCTACCAACGTGGCAATAGGTAGAAAAACCATGTGTACAAATACAACAGGAGCAAATAATACAGCTATAGGTAATCAATCTTTAGAGCAAAACACAACAGCAAGTAATAATACAGCATTTGGTTATTTATCTTTAAATGCTAACACAACAGGTTATCAGAACACAGCTGTAGGTGCATGTGCTTTAGATTCTAACACCACAGGGGAAACAAATACCGCAGTAGGTCATACAAGTTTATGTAATAATACGACAGGGAGTAACAATACAGGAATTGGTAAAAATGCTTTACTTTCAAATACAACAGCAACTGTAAATACTGCTGTTGGTAGAGATGCTTTAAAAGTAAACACAACAGGTGGTTCAAATACAGCAGTTGGTCATGCTGCTTTACAAGCTAACACAACAGCAAACGATAATGTTGCTGTTGGTAGAGAAGCAATGTACACTAACACAACAGGAACTGAAAACACTGCAGTTGGACACGATGCTCTTTATTCAAATACAACAGAAAACAGTAATTCAGCATTTGGATTTCAAGCATTGCGTGCTAATACAAACGATGCTAACACAGGTATAGGTTACAGGGCTTTATGTTCAAATACTTCAGGTTGTTTAAATACAGCTTTAGGTACTTCTGCTGGTAGAGATATTACGACAGGAGATAATAACCTTACATTAGGTTATTTTGCTGGTCGATCAAGTTCTCCATCTGGTGCTATTACAACAGGAAATAACAATGTTGTTCTTGGAGATGATAATATTTCAAATTTATTTTGTGCAGATACATCTATTTCCTCATCAGATTTAAGAGATAAAACTGACATAGAAGATTTTACTCATGGTTTAGATTTTGTAACAAAACTAAATCCTAAGACTTATAGATGGGATAAAAGAAGTTGGTATACAACTAATGATGACCAAAGTATATTAGACGTAACACCAGATGGTTCTAAAAAGAGAAATAAAAAACATATTGGTTTTTTAGCACAAGACGTATTGGCTTTAGAAAAAGAAATTGGTTTTGCTAATGATAGAGATGATATGTTGGTTGTTAATCAAACAGAAGATGAAACTAGATATGGT